GAGATAATATTGCAAAAGGTGGAATTGTTCAACAAGTAATTAGTAGAACATACGGCCTTCAACCTCAAGTGATAGGGAGGTCATAATGGCAAATGTATGGCCGACTGAGTTAAACGGAATGATTCTTGACGGATCATATAATGAAACGCCTCCGGAAAATTCTATTCGAACTAAGATGGACGTTGGTCCTGCAAAGGTTCGGCGTAGATCAACATCTGGTATTCGTCCAGTATCTTTCAGTTTATTTCTTACAAATGCAAATGTAGTTATATTGGATGATTTTTACGATTCAACGCTTAGTTCTGGATCTGAAACATTTACATTTTATGCTCCCCGAACAAAAGCCAGTGGAACATATCGTTTTGTCACAAGACCGACATATGCTCCTAAAGATCAAGGATATATTGCAAAAATTTCTTTGGAGAAAATGCCATGAGTAGAGATACATCTCTTACTTTTAGATCAGCGGTCTTCTCTTCTGAAACAGATCAAGCTTTTATTGTACTGATTGATATTGAGTATGACGGAAACCATTTACGGATTTCAAGTGATGGAGTTGATACTATAAGTGGTGGAGATACTTATACAGCGTATCCTTTCGAAGTGACGCTTCCGTCTGACGTTGAGGCAGAAATATCACGAGGAAGTATTCAGATTGATAATGTAGATCGTGCAATTGTTACTGCAATTAGAAGTGTGACAACTGCTCCAAGTATCACGCTTGAAGTAGTTTTAGCCAGTGATCCAGATACTATTGAAGCCACGTTTTCTGGATTTAAATTGACAAATGTTTATTATAATGATTTTATAGTATCGGCTGACATAGGTATCGAATCTTTTATGCATGAACCTTTTCCTGGAGGATCATTTCTTCCGTCTACATTTCCAGGGGTATTTTAGCGTGCTAAAAATACAAGAATACTTAGACATTCCATTCAAAGATAAAGGTCGGGATTTTGATGGATGTGATTGTTGGGGTTTGATTAGGTTGATATATAATCATGAATATAACATACAGATTCCCTCATTTAATGAAGATTATTCCAGCACGATTGAAAGAGAAATCCTCGCTAAAATTTCAGATCGTGAAAAACATAATTGGATTCTTGTTAAATATAGATTTAAAGAAGGTGATGTTTTGCTTCTTCGTGTTCTTGGACTTCCAATACATGTAGGTTTAATTATTGAACCTTATAATATGATACACATTATGAAAGGTATAAATTCTTGTATCGAACGTTTTAATAGTACTATTTGGAGAAAACGTATTTTAGGGATATATCGCCATGTCGAACGATATTAGTTTGATAACATGTCCAAATCCATTGACTTTTGAACGTGTAGATCATATCATTCCTGACGGTCAGTCATTGTATGATATGATTAAAACGAATCTACCTACTCTTATATCTGAGAATTTGGATGCATATGTTTATATAAATGATGTATCTTATGTAAAATCTGATTGGAAAGATGTTTTTCCTTCTGCAGGTGATATTGTCACAATCAGAGTTGTTCCATCTGGTGGTGGAGGTAAAGATCCAGCACGTACTATTTTGATGCTTGCTGTTATTGCGGCCGCTGCATGGACAGGACCACAAGCTGCTTTTGCTGTATATGGTTCATCCGCAACATCAACTATTGGTGGAATGGTAATTTCAGCTGGTGTATCTATGGCTGTAACTACAGTTGGATTTCTTGCTGTTAATGCTCTTTGTCCCCCACCGTTATCAAAGTTAGATGAAAATGTTAATGATACTTTTAATCGATCTCCCACACTTACAGGCGGTAGAAATCGAGCAAATAAATATGGCCCCATTCCAGTAATTTTAGGAACGCATAGAACTATTCCACCGTATGGCGGAAATCCATATACTGAGATTGTTGGTGATGATCAATATATTCGAATGTTATTTGTCGTTGGATACGGACCGTTAGCACTTAATGGTTTCATGTTAGGTGATCAACGTTTGGAAAATATGAGTGATGTTGAAATTGAAGTTAGAGAGGGGTACGATACAGACGCCGCTATTACACTGTATACAAATGACATATCCGAAGAAGCTTTGAATGTTGAATTGGTTGAAGCTGATGGATTCAATATAGAAACTACAGATCAAGCATGTGATGAGATTAGTGTAGATTTGACATTTCCAGCAGGTTTGTTTACAATTGAGAATGATGGTACAAAATCTAATGCGACTGTAGATCTCGAAATTCAATATTCAGTAAAGGATGCAGACGTTTGGAGCATTGGTAATACATTCGAAGCTGTAGGTGCACAAGAATCTGATGAAATGGAAGCTACTGCTGGTGGTGAATGGATTCGTTATGATCGAATTGTTATCAATAAATATACAGGAGTTATTAGCACTTTAACAGGATTAGAAGGTTGGGGAGATGCAGGACTTTGTATCAATATTGGCAAAGGTGGAACTGAATCTATTCCAGGCGCAAAACCTCCAACAGTTCCTGATTGGGCATGTAGTCTTGCCAAAATTAAACGTGACGGAACTGATACAATCGGAGCAGCAGATATTACAGATGAACGTGATGCATGTCTCAAAAAGCAAAATGCTGGAGATTTTTTAGTATCTGAACAAAGTCCAGAGTCCAAAAAGGTTGATATTGCCGCTGGTAATCTTCAAGTAACTCCAAGTTTTGTTGAGAAACGTGCTGAAACAATACGAAGAACTTATCGTTTTAAAGTTGCGAGAGACGAATATGATGTCCGAATAAAAAGAGTTACTGTAGCGTCAGGGGATACTGTTATTGATGATGTCTATTGGACTGCACTTCGTGCAATAACAAATGAAGATCCTATAACTTCATCTGAACATTTGGCAAAAATTGCACTTCGAATAAAAGCTACTGATCAAGTTAAAGGTGCTGTTGATCAGTTTAGTTGTGTAGCTACTTCGATATGTCCCGATTGGAATGGAGCTGCTTGGGTTACACGTAGAACACAAAATCCTGCCGCTCTTTTTAGATATGTTTTACAACATCCTGCAAATGCTAAATCGTTGGCCGATGCTCGGATAGATTTGACCAAATTACAAACTTGGCATAATGACTGTCAACCAACACCACAAAATCTTGACAACGCTGCTGCTGTAAATAAAGGTGGAGGATTAGTTGGAATTCCTTGTACTGGTCATGGTTATGAAGATGGTGAAACAGTACAGTTTTATGGTACAACGAATTATAGCAATGCTGTTTATGTTTTGGATGATACCACATCAGCAAATGAAATGGTAATCACTGCTACTTATGTCGCTGAGAATTTTGCTGGTACTGAAACAGTAACGAATTTCTTATTTACATTTGGTCATGTTTATGACTACCGATCTTCTGTCGAAAGTGTCTTGCGAGATATTGCATCAGCTGGTAGAGCATCTCCTGCATATGTCGATGGTACTTTTTCAGTCGTTCAAGACAAGGTTCAGACTGTACCAGTTCAACATTTCACACCGCGAAATTCTTGGGGATATGAAGGTTCAAAAATCTTTTCCGATATTCCTCATGCCTTCCGAGTACAATTTTTAAATATTATTAATGACTGGCGTGAAGATGAAAGAATAGTTTATGACGATGGGTATCATGCTGGTAATGCTACTCTTTTTGAGATGCTTCCCCTTGTAGGAATAGTAACTCCACAATTAGCATATAAACACGCTCGTTATCATTTAGCGACTGCGAGATTGCGTCCCGAAGTACATACATTTAGTACTGATGTAGAAAATATCGTCTGCACTCGTGGGGATTTAATTAAATTTTCCCATGATGTTCCATTATTTGGTGTTGCTTCTGGACGTGTAAAAGCTATTACAGAAGCTGCTGGAGAGTTGACGTATATTACGATGGATAGTATAATGCCTATGGTTGGAGGCAATGATTATGCTATTCGTATTCGTAAAGCTAATGGAGATACCGTAGTACATAATATTGTTACAAATGCTGGTAATCAAACAGTTCTTGAACTTGAAACTCCAGCTGCGGCACATGGAGTTGCAGTTGGTGATTTAGGACAGTTTGGTGAACAGGGTTCTGAGTCAGTAGATCTTGTTGTGAAAAGCATCGAACCTGGACCAAATCTGACAGCACGTCTTATTTGTGTAGATTATAATGCTGCTATTTATACGGCTGATACAGGAACAATTCCTGCTTATGATAGTCAAATGACACTGCCTTATAATATTTTTGAAGCGATTGGCGAACCTATTGTTAATACGATAAGATCTGCTACACATGAAATGAATCGTGAAGAAGATGGTGCATTGGCTAATCAGATTTTTGTTTCTTTTACATGTTTGACCAAATTGCGACAATGGAAGCTGCGATTCGAATCAATGGATCAACTGGTCCGTGGCGTCGGATAGTATACAGTGGATATCAGTCTGAAATATTAATTACCAGAGTTGAGACTGGAGTTACATATGATTTAAGATTTCGATATATTACACTTGACGGTGATGAAGGTCAATGGTGTGCAACTGAAACACATACTGTTACAGGTAAAGATGTCAATCCTGCTCAGCCGAGTGATATTAGTGCGACAAGTCTCATTAATGCTATACGTCTTGATTGGACGAATCCACCTGATTTGGACTTTGATCATGTCAATATTTGGCGGAATACTTCTGATAGTTTTCCGGGAGGTAATGCTCTTTATTCAGCAGCGGGTGCCCCCAATGAAGCGATTTCTATCGCAGATAAAAATGTTTCTTACGGAACTACGTATTATTATTTTCTAAAGGCTGTTGATGCTGCGGGAAATCTAAGCGATGTTACAAGCTCTGTCAATGCAAGTCCCAGGAAAGCGGATACAGATGATGTTGAGAATGATGCTATTGACGGAGATAAGATAGATAATGCCTTAGACCTCAATGTCGGCTCAGCGGGACAAGCTTATATTAGCGGTTCGGATGCAATATATCGCTTCTGGTCAGGAGATAGTGATCCTACATTAGCCAATTTTTCTGTTGATAAAGATGGAAATTTAATTGCATCAAGTGCGACACTTTCTGGAGAGATTACTGCATCGACCGGTTCTATTGGTGGATGGACTATCGGTGCGACTGAGTTGACATCTGCAAATATTTCACTTGATTCTGATAATGATCGTATAGTAGTAGATGATATAATAATTGATGGAGCTAATAACCGTATTCGTAGTAGTAATTATGTATCTGGTATTGATGGAACTGGATTTACCCTTGAACCTGATTTGCTTGAAGTTGGAAACATTGCCGCAAGAGGGATTATTCGCACTGCCGTGTTTCAGAAAGATGTAGTTTCGGCGATAGGCGGTAACTTAGCTGTTTTGCCTGCTGATGTTCTTGCAACTGATATGACTGCGGCAGATAGCTCTACCTTAACCATAGAAGGTAATGAGACTTTTTCAGTTGGAGATTTACTTCGGGTTAAAGATGGAACGGATGATGAATGGCTTGAGGTTATAAATACAGGCTCCGCTCCCACTTATACAGTTACCCGTGACAAAGGAAGTGATTATGGGGCAGATTCAAATCCTGCCTGGAAGAAAGGGGCGACTGTTGTAAATTATGGGCAGTCTGGAGATGGATTTGTCTATATGACCGCTTCTGAAACCAATGCTCCTTATATGTCAGTTATTACGCACGCTGGTAGTCCTTGGGATACATTGACAACACGCTTTCGTGCAGGCAATCTGAATGGATTTCTTGACTATTCTTCTGATTTGTACGGGATTGCCATTGGTGAAACGGATGCGTACTTGAAGTATGATCCTACCAATGGAATGAGGCTTAAAGGAAGTTTTACTATTACTGGAGGTACAGGAGCTTTAAATCTTGATGATTTGCCTGGTTTACCTTCTGATGAAAATTTGATTGCTTACTGGTCCTTGGATGATGGAACAGGAAGCGTTGCGGTTGATAATAGCGGAAAAGGAAATGACGGAACTCTTTTAGGAGACCCTCAATGGGTATCAGGCATTTCTGGTAAATGTATAGACTTTGATCAAAATGACTATATTGATTGTGGCACTGATGCATCATTACAGCAACTAACAGGTGATAGAACATTAACTGCTTGGGTTTATATCGAATATTCTGGATGGCCCCCCGGCCCTGGAGTTACAAATCTAACAATTTGTACAAATGAATCTTTTCAGAATTATGGATTTACTTGGAGGCTGGATGGTACAACCGGTAAGCAATATTTTCGATGCAGTCAGTCTGGTTCAAATAGTGCCGCATACTCCGACACGCTTGTAACTTCGGGAGAATGGCATCATTTGGCCGTAGTTTATGACTCAAGTACAGTTACATTTTATCTTGATGGTATATCTGATGGAAGTACATCTGTAACAACTAATATTACTTCCTCAGCTTCTTTTGCAATCGGTTATTCATCTCAAGGATTTGATGGTCTTATAGATGAAGTCCGTATCTATAATGCCACCTTAACTGCCAATGAAGTCAAAGCTCTTTATCTTAATCCCGCAGGAGTTTCTTCAAGAGTTGCAGAAAATAGAGTTTATACAGGTCTTGATTCAAGTGGAAACGTGATAACAAAAGTCTTGCCCGGAGAAAACGTAGGCACGCCTGCTGGATCAGGTCTTTATTTAGGCGCTGATTATCTTGGTTTTTATTCTGGAGCGGAGTGGACTAACTTTTTAAAGAGTGATGGCAGTTTCAAGCTGGGGAAAGATGCTAATAATTATTTTGTCTATGATTTAGCTAACTTCAAGTTTAAGTTTGACGATTCTGATGCGTTAGAAATTTTGGATGGAGGAAATATAAAACTGAATGCTGGTGGAGATATAGTTTTTACGTCAAGTGATACAAACCCATCACTTCTTAATTGGGATGATACTATTTATATGGGGAAAGGGGCTGACATACCACGAGGTTTATGTATTTGGCCTCAAACAGCGAGTCAAGAGCGTCTTCAAATCGGTTATGATCCTATTGGCGATACGCCAAAATATTTTAAAGATATTTATATATATGCTGATAATAAAGCTTCTATACGTGCATATGATTCTCCTGAACGTGCATATCTTGACTTAGATGTATCTGGTTCACCAGCTTGGGCAAGGTTGTATGTCTTTAATGGTATTGCTGGACAGGATAGATATATTAAAATTTCATCTAATAGTAATATTGAATTAAAAGGATCTTTATATCCAGAAACAACAAAAGCATGGACTTTAGGTACAAATACCAAAATTTGGGATATGGCTGTTTTAAACCGTTTAAGATTAGAAGAGATTACTACTCCAACAGCATCAGCAAATTTTGGTCAGTTGTATACTAAAAACGATAATAAACTCTATTTCCAAGACGGAGCTGGTGTTGAACATACAATCGCTTTTGCTTAATAGTCAGAATTGTCTGGATTATGAAACCATGAGTAACCAGATTGTTTAGTTATCCAATCAAGAGCATGTGTCAGTTCATGTCCCAACATTGTCCAATGTGTTTTCCATTTTCCATTTTCAAAACGTCCTTCAACCCAAAGATGTATTGTTTTGTTATCAGAGGAATTTACGGCTAATCCTGCAATGTTAGTATCTTTTGGTAATGGATGAGTTGGATGTCTCTTGTTGTATTCACGGATGAAAACGTCGTGTCCATGATAAAAATGAAACACAATTTGTCCAACTTGCATTTCAAAATAGTCACCGGCAAAACACGGCACACTTATTAAACAAAATAGCACTGTAACAAGTAATCTTTTAAACATTGTATCCTCCTTTTTCATAATTTTACCGCGCTAAAACTACGGAGATAAAATGGAAAAATCAGAATTTCCCCTTAATCTTGACGATTTTATCATGGCTCTTGGAGCAAAAGACGTTGAGATTTTAGTATTACAAAAACGAATGAAAAAATTAGAATCAGAAAAACATGGGTCGGTTGTAGATCTTCAACCAGGAGAAAATACTGATGGAAATGAAATTGATAG